TTTGGTCGTGGGCAGGACAACGCTGCTGGGGACGTTATGTACGACCTCGAGCAGAAAGGTTTTCACCCAGAGCAAAAGACTCATATTCATTCTATGACCTTGAAGGCGTTCATTCGTGAACAAGTCGAGCAGGGTAATTCGATAGATCTGGATATGTTTGGAGCCTATGTAGCAAGAACTGCTGAAGTAAAGAGGAAGAAATAATGGCTAATCAAGTAGCAAAAAGAGAAGAGGCTGGTCTGCCAGCCGAAATGATGGACGACATTTTTGATACCGCTGGTGAGGGTACAACCTACGAAGCTAGCGAGTTACAGATCCCGTTTGTCCGTGTAGCGCAAGGAACGTCACCACAACTCAAGAAGAGCGACATGAAGCACATCGCTGACCTGCGTCAGGGTGATATCTTCAACACCGTCTCTAATGAGGTCTGGGACGGAGAGAAGGGCATTACCGTGATTCCGTGCTACCAAGTGACCACTTATCCAGAGTTCGTCTCTGGTGACCAAGGTGGCGGCTTTGTGGGTGTGCGTTCACCCGATGACCCAGACTTGTCTCGGACTACTAGAGTTGGTGCAAAAGAATATTTGCCTAACGGTAACGAAGTTATTAAGAGCGATCAGCACTTCTGCCTTATCTTGGGCGAAGACGGTATGTATGAGCCAGCCATTGTGGACTTCAAGTCTACTGGTCTGAAGGTCAGCCGCCGCTGGAAGACGCAGATTGCCATGCAAAAGGTCAAGCATCCAAAGACTGGTGAAATGAAAACACCTGCTTTGTTTGCAACCATGTGGAAGCTGACGGTGGTCGAGGAGTCCAAGACTGTCGATGGTGAACTGCGTTCTTGGTACAACTGGGCGATTGAGAAGGTCGGCCTTGTACAGGACAACTCTTTGTTCAAGGAAGCGAAGCTGTTCCGCGAATCTGTCATGAAGGGTGAGGCTAAAGCCCAACAGGAAGAGGCACCAATGGCGTCTGCGGTTCCTGTGGACGATAAGCCTGTTGAGGATGACGATATCCCATTTTAGTGACTTGGGGGAGGTTCGCCTCCCCCTCTTTTTGCGGAGCGAGTAATGAGTTTAGTTGATCGTTTCGCTGCGGCCTTTGAAGGCTCCAGCGTAGCACACGGTCAAACAACGGTAGGAAGCGTAAGGAAGAACGGAAAAACAGAGGCAAAGAGTTTCATTGTCCGAGAGCCACTAACCAAGACATTGGTGGCGGCTCACTTAGAAGGTGGACATGGAGTTGGATCAATACCTATTAACGACCAGAACATGTGCAAATTTGGTGCATTGGATATCGACACATACCCAGTCGATCACGTTGAGATATTGAAGAAGTGCCGCCGTTTTAAGCTACCGCTAGTTGTTTGCCGATCAAAATCAGGCGGAGCGCACCTATTCTTGTTTATGCAGGATTGGATTAGTGCAACCGATATGCGTGATCACCTTACGGAGTTCGCTGCGGTGCTTGGCTTTGGTGGATGTGAAGTGTTTCCAAAGCAGAACAAGATTCTTGCCGAGCGTGGGGATGTGGGTAATTTTATAAATCTGCCGTACTTTGAGGCAGAGAATACATTACGTTATGCGATAAACAATAAGGGTGATGACCTATCACTTGAGGAGTTTTTAAATGAGGTAGACAAGATTAAATGTACATTGGAGGATCTGCGCAAGCTGGAGTTTTCTAGTGATGACGATGAGTTGCGGGAGATGCCGCCATGTTTGCGGATTATGTTTGCTACCTCGGTGCCGGACGGAACCAGAAATAAGGTCATGTTCCATGCTGCGGTAACCGCCAAGATGATGCATCCGGACTCGTGGGAAACCACGCTGGAGAAGTGGAACCAGAAGTATTGCAAGCCATCTCTGCCAGCTAATGAGATTGTTACCATACAGCAAGGACATAAGAAAAAAGAATATGGTTACCTCTGTAAAGACGAGCCTATGGGCAGTCATTGTGATAAAGCGGCCTGCCGCCAAGCCAAGTTTGGTATAGGCAAGAATGGGTCTATGCCGGGGATCACTGGCCTGACTATCCAGAAGTCGGAGCCGAGGCTCTACTTCCTTGATCTCGATGGCAAACGTCTGGAGTTATCCACCGAACAGTTACAGATGCCGTTGCAGTTTCAAAGAGCCTGTATGGAGCAGTTGGATGTTATGCCGCCCATAATGAAGGCGCCGGATTGGCAGGGTTATGTGAACGGCTTGCTTGAGAGTGCCACGCATATCGAGGTGCCGAAAGAACTGACGATTAAAGGTCAGTTTGAAGAACTTGTAGAGGTGTATTGCACCAGTCGTATTAGAGCCAAGTCCCCGCAGGAGATGGCGATTGGCAAGCCTTGGACAGAAAGTGATCTGACAATGTTCACGATTAAGGGTTTGATGGAGTTCTTACGCAATCGCGGGTTCCGTGAACTTAAACGTCCGCAGGTACAGCAACGCCTAAAAGATATGAACGGTGGCAATGAGTGTAACACCACATACAAGTTTAAAGACGAAGATACAGGTCAATGGAAGAATCTTCGCGTCTGGTTCGTGCCGGAGTTTGACAATGATGAAATGGAACTACCAACAGAGGAGAAGTTAAATGACATACCATTCTGATGAACGGTATCTCAAAGTGGGTGAGGTTGTCGAATGGTTAGGTGTGGCTCGTTCTACCGTCTACAGATGGGTAGAAGAAGGTCATTTTCCTAAACCAGTTGTGCTAGGTCCGGAGACGGAAAAGAATAGTACAATGAGATGGCTGCGCACAGAGGTCGAGCAATGGCTTGATTCTCGTCCACGCGAGAAAACTGATGGCTGATGAGACGCTGATCTTCGGGCCACCTGGTTGCGGTAAGACGCATACGATGATTGATATTGTCCGGAAGGAACTTGCCGGTGGCACTCCTCCTGACAGGATTGGTTTCGTATCGTTCTCTCGTAAATCCATACAAGAGGCGCGAGAGCGTGTGGGCAGTGAACTACATCTCACCGAAAAAGATGTGCCGTGGTTCAAGACACTACATTCCATAGGCTTTAACTGGCTAGGCATGGAGACAAGAGAGACGGTTCAACCGGCGGACTTTCGTCAGTTGGGTGAGATCTTGGGCATGGCGTTTGACCGGAGCACCGCTGAAGTCATGGAAGAAGGTATGGTGCCTTTGTCTATGAAGGAAGGTAATCGGTATCTGGAAGTAATTAGTCGTGCCAAGTTGCGATGTATATCCATGGAACAGGAGTACAACGACAGGGGTGACTATGATCTGCATTGGTCGATGGTCAAGCGCGTGGATCAAGTTTATGCGGCGTACAAGTCAGACAATGGTAAGTTTGATTACACGGACATGGTTGAGTTGTTCGTGAAGCAGGGCACCAGTCCTGTGCTTGATGTCCTTATTGTTGATGAAGCGCAAGATCTGACGCCACTACAATGGAAACAGGTAGCGATACTCAAGGAGAGAGCCAGTCGTGTGTATTACGCGGGGGACGATGATCAGTGCATTCACCGCTGGAACGGCGTTGATCTGCACAGTTTTATGAATGCTTGTGATAACAAGGTGGTTCTTGACAAAAGTTATCGTGTACCAAGAAGCGTGTACCGGCTAGCCAATCATCTGGTTAACCGGATAGGCACTCGTCAGGAGAAGCACTGGCAACCAAGAGATGAAGATGGCGCCGTGGATTTTCACATGAATTGGTATGATGTGAATATTGATGAAGGTTCGTGGACTATTATGGCTAGAACCAACAAAGCCTTGAACTCAATTCACCATTCTTTACGCGAAGACGGTTATTTGTTTGAACGCTTTGGTCATTCTATGATCTCACTTGAACTGCTTGAAGCTATGGATATCTGGCAACGGCTGGCCAGAGGCGAGACAGCAAGCGTGGGTGATGTAAAGAAGCTCTATACGTTTATGCCCAAGCAAGGTGAAAAGGCGTTGCTCAAACGCGCTGCGTCAAAAACCTTTGATGCGGTAGATCCGCAGGGGTTCCACAATTACGACAACCTTGTTGCCGAGCATGGGATGATAGCGCCGCAGGATGCAAGACCAGAGGTTGTGGTTAACATGTCCCTCGATGATATACGGTATATGGGCGCCGTGCGCCGGAGGGGTGAGGATCTGACTAAGCCTCGTATCAATCTGTCAACCATCCACCGGATGAAGGGCGGCGAGGATGACAACATCTTATTGTTAACTGACTCGTCATACCCTGCGGTCAATGCTCCAGATCAGGATGATGAGCACCGCGTCTTTTACACCGCCGTGACCAGAGCACGACACAATTTGCACATTGTCGATTCCCACGCAAAATATAGGTATGTGATATGAAAAGAGATAGATTACTTGATACAGCCAAAGGCTTGGTCAATGGTCCGAGAGCCAAGGACTACGGCGATGCATACGAAAACCACGAGCGCGTGGCTAAACTGTGGTCTGTCATACTAGACAAAGAAGTGTCTGTTTCTCAAGTTTATCAGTGTCTTACGGCGCTAAAACTTGCTAGACTCATAGTCACACCAACACATGAGGATTCATGGGTAGATATCGCTGGATACGCTAGCCTCGGAGGAGAAGTAGATGGCAAAGGAAAGTAGTCAGATTACGTTCCTGCATAGGCTTGATCTGGATACCATCGAGAAGGATTGGGTGCCACCGGAGGTGTTTCCTGATCTGCGGAACAGCCAGTCTATTGCAATCGACCTTGAGACCAGCGATCCAAACTTAACGACACTAGGCCCAGGGTGGGCGCGTGGTGATGGTTTCATTGTAGGTGTGGCTATCGCAGCCGGCGATTTCGTAGGCTACTACCCCATCGCACATGAGGGTGGTGGTAACATTCCCCAGAAGAAAGTCATGAAGTGGCTAGCAGACCAGCTTGCTACGCCTAATATCCCCAAGGTTATGCACAATGCAACCTATGACGCCGGTTGGCTCCGGTGGGCAGGGGTCAAGATTCAAGGCACAATTATCGACACCATGGTAGCCGCACCACTGCTAAACGAGAACCGGTTTAGTTACAGCCTTAACAACTTGGCGAAGGATTACCTTGATGAGCGTAAGAACGAGAAGACCTTGCGTGCCGCTGCGGCAGATCACGGCTTTGATCCCAAGGCGGAGATGTGGCGATTGAACTCACGGTTTGTGGGGGCGTATGCCGAGAAGGATGCCGAGCTTACCTTGAAGCTATGGAACACGATGAAGGTGGAGATAAAAAAGCAGAGCCTCATGGATGTGTTTAAGTTAGAGACCTCTCTCATACCAGTTCTGTTGGATATGCGCGAGAGGGGCGTGAAGGTAAACATTGACGGCGCCGAGGCGGCAAAGAAGAAACTGATCGGACTCAAGAAGGATCTGGTATCGGATATTAAGCATGAGACAGGTGTGGATGTAGAACCGTGGGTAGCCAAAAGCGTTGCCGCCGTCTTTGATCATCATGGCCTGTACTATAACAAGACTGAAAACAACGGCCAGCCGTCCTTTACCAAAGCGTTCCTGCAAGCTAGTCCGCACCCTGTTGCGGCGAAGATCCTTCGTTTGCGTGAATTAGACAAGGCCAGCAATACGTTTATCGACAACATTTTGAAGTTTGCACATAACGGACGCATACATTGCGAGTTTCATCAGCTCCGCTCTGACGATGGCGGCACTGTCACCGGACGCTTTTCATCCAGCAATCCGAATCTACAGCAGATCCCAGCGCGTGAC